GAAAGGAATAAACAATGGAACTAGTTCGACCTTTGTACCACGATCCATTTGCACCTGTATTGTTCAACTCTCCTATGCTGGAGATTACAGAAGAGCAGCGACAATACATGTGGGAGATCTGTCAGGTCGCTGCGTCAGACAGTCGGTTCGCTCAGAAATCCTACAACGCACTTCTAGTCGTCCTCACTAAAGGCTCCGTCAGGATGCCTGTCGTTAGTAGTCTCTCCCCCAATACAGCCGCACTTGGATCTGAGTCATTTACACTACATGTTCATGGTGAAAACTTTGACGCGCAAAGTCAGATTGTATGGAACGGTGGACTAGAGCCTACTGTCTTTGTGAGTGCGACAGAGTTGACAACTGGCGTAAACATGGGAACTGCACAAGTAGCAGTAGATATTCCTGTGCAAGTGCAGTCAATTGAAGGTGCGCTGTCTAACAGTGTGTTGTTTACACTTACCCCGGAGGTACCTGTGACTATGGGTCAAGAAAATCCAATGACGAAGAAAGTCGAAGAAGCCGCTAAAGAAATTCGTGACGCAGAGCAGAAGCGACGAGATGAGGAACAGAAGCGTGTAGAAGCAGTACAGAAAGAAGCTGACAAGCGCGCAGAGGAAGAAGAGAAGAAGCGCGAAGCAGACGACAAGAAGCGAGTCGAGAAGTCTGTAGAAGTCAATAAGGACGTTACTATTCATCCGCCTACTCCACAGAAGAAGTAAGTCATGGCAACAGAAGCAGTTCCGATTGGAATGCTTGTCACTTTGAAAGCAAATCAGATATACGCACTCCCGGCAGTAGGGACTACTCTCTTTACTGACGCTGCATCACCGACTATTGCACAGAGTAACAGTCTGACGTTTGCTACGAGTTATCCCCTGACGATTACTGCGGGCGTGTCGAAAGTATATGGCGCGTTCATTCGTGCAACTGCGGACACTGTAGTCGTGTTGAAGCGAGACTAACATGGGTTTATTTGGAAGTGCATTCGGTGGTGCAATGGGTGGGGGACAGTCTTCTCCAATGCAACCTAAGCAGAGTCCAATGGGTCCATCTATGGGAATGATGGGTCAGCAGATAGGACAGAAGATGTCTAATCAGCAACCCATGAATAATTCTGGAATGCAGACTAGAATGCAAGGACCGAATTCTTCTGGAATGAATAGGTCTATGCAAATGCAGCCACAGAATAGGATGCAGCCTCAGCGTAGTATGCAAACGAATCCTTATCAGAATCGTATGCAACCGCAAATGCAGCCTCAGAGGAATTCCTACCAACAGCAGAAGCCTCAACTGCCGTCACTGAATAATCCCTATCAGCAGCCTCAGTCAAAGCCGGGTGGATTCTCTAGTAATCTCCAACAGATGTATCAGCAGATGATGCAACAGCCTCAACAGGGGCCAGTACATCATATGATGCAGCAGCCTCAAGTGCAGCCCTCTAATAATCCTGGATATGGCTGGGGTGGAATTGGGCCATCTCAGGGAATTGTAGCTCCTAATAATAATAATAATAATAATAATAATAATAATAATAATAATAATAATAATAATAATAGTGGCGGCGGGCAACTACAGCAAGCACCAGCAGGTTATAAACCTGAGACACTAACTCCACAACAACCATCTCAGGGTGTGAATAGACAGTCAGGACCATCTCAATCTGCGTCATGGTGGAATCAGCAAGCAAATCAGAGTAGACTTCCCGGTGGATTGAATTATGAAGTTCCGGGGATGAAACAGCAGCAACAGGGATCTGGGCGTAATCAAGTCTATTACTAAAGATGTCCAAACTACGTAATCCAAATGAGTGGCGTCCAGAGCCTAAACAGGAATTATTTCTAAGTGTTCCCACTACAGTCAAAGAAGCATTCTATGGAGGCGGTGCTGGCTCTGGAAAGAGTGATGTACTTCTACTCTACGGCATCGTTCATAGGTGGCATGAACATCCACTATTTAAGCAAGTATTTATGCGGAGGACTTTTCCCGAACTCAGGAACGAAATTATTCCAAGAAGTAGGGAACTTTATCGAAAGTTTGGAGCGACTCTCAATAAGACTGAAATGTGTTGGACCTTTCCTAGAGAAGATCAATTCGGGACGGGGACATCAACTAAATTTGGGCCGCATAACGAAGGAGCAATGATCTTTCTAGGTCATTGCGAGAATGAAGATGATGTGCATAAGTATGACAGTATGCAAATTAACTTGTTTACGCCTGACGAGCTTACTAGCATCACGGAGTGGATATACTTATATATCGGATTCCAACGAGTCCGTTCTCCTGTGCCAGAACTACCTTCCATCATCAGAGCAGCAGGAATGCCGGGCGGCATTGGACACACTTGGACTTATAAAAGATTCATTAAACCGGCACCAAAAGGTGGAAAGATAATCATAGGACGCGGTGGAAACAAAAGAATATACATTCACTCAACTCTCGAAGATAATCAATACGTCGATCCGACTTACAAACAATCGCTACAGGGCATTACTATTGACGCTGAGCGCAAAGCCAAGCTCTACGGAGACTGGGACGCGTATCAGGGCCAAGTATTCGACGAATTCCGTGATAGGAAGTTTGAAGATGAACCCGAAAATGCCTTACACGTCATAGAACCGTTTGAAATTCCGGACTGGTGGCCGAAAATAGTCATCGGTGACTGGGGTTTTGCGGCTATGACCTGGATAGGATACGGGGCCATCTCTCCCGCGAAGAGAATCTACATCTATCGTGAGCAACATTGGGTCAAGACGAAGATTGCAGACTGGGCGCCCCTAGTTAAACACTACATCGACAAAGAAAATCCTCGTCTAGTTAGATTTTGTAAGTCCGCGTCCCAAGACAGGGGCCAAGAACATACAATTCAGCAGCAGATTGAAGAAGAACTCGGTCAGCAAATAGAACTATCTAATAATTCACCCGGAAGTAGACTAGCCGGGAAGATATTGATCCATGAATACCTACGATGGAAGCCAAGATTCGTAGAGGCGAGTGAAAAGCCAGTCTACAACGAAGAATATGCGATGTGGATTCATCGCAATAGAGGAATGACGGAGTATAAATCTTACTTACAGTCATTCGATGACGTAGAGCCGGAAAGAAATATACCCAAACTACAGATCTTCAAAGATGCGTGTCCAGTATTAGTTGAAGCAATTAAGGCTTGTTCATATGACAAGCCAAAAGGTAATAAACCCGCAGAAGATATTGCAGAATTCGACGGAGACGACCCTATTGACGGACTGCGATACTTAGTAGACGCTGCGGAAAGTTTCTTTGATGATGCAAATGTAGAGTTCAAGCGGATTCAAGCGCAAGACGCCTTGGTTCGGAAGTTGTCAACGGACCAAGACTGGACTGCATTCTACCGCAACTCTACGAAAGTCGAATCTGACCTGACTGAAGTCATTAAACCTGTGGGTAGGTATCACGGTAGAGGATAATGCCTCAAAAAAAGGGAATAGGTCCATCATTTGAACCAGGAAATATAAATCTTTATACACGTCCGCGTGTTAAAGATCCTGAAACTGATAAGACAAGTACAGTTCGTTCAATGAGTTTTGGTGAACCAAATCGTGAGATATTGATTCCTACTGTTGAAGAACATGGAAGAGGTATTTTGTCGGACGAGGATGCAATTGCTCAGTACTATCGTACAAAGAAACATCTAGGAATGTTTAAAACACCGAATGAAGCAACTAATTATGCAGGAAAATTACATGACACGTTTGAACGTGGAGAGTATGATGTACCACTAGTAAGTTCACGTAGGAAAGCAGATCCGGCTAAACTTTCTTCTGTGCTTGCACGATTTATTCGATCGGGTCCGTATAAATGATCAAAGAACTACTCTACAAGATGTTTCGGTTGGAGCCAACGCCTTGCCCTGTATGTGAAGTTCTACGTGAGCAACTCCATAAGAGTGAACGCGAACGCAGTGAGCTACTACAGAGAGCGTTGGCTCCACCTTCTTCTGTAGTCGAGTCTGCTAAGACTCCTACAGAAGAAATGACTCCTATAAAACCTCAGTTTATTCCGTGGCGCGTCAGACAGCAGATGCTTGAGCAAGAAGATAGAGTCAAAGCGCGACTGACTAAAGATCGAGTAGAAGAAATTGCTGCGCTAGAGAAAGAACTAGGCGTAGGAAATGAAGCACAGACAGGAAAGATAGTAGTGAAATGATTACAACAATCATTGTTCTCATAGTCTTAGGCGTGTGCCTCTATCTAGTCGAGACTTACATTCCGCTGAGTGCGCCCATTAAGATTGTAATTCGAGTCCTTGTTGTTCTATTCTCTGTTCTGTATCTACTACGCGCATTCGGTATCGCAGATGTTCCTGTCTTGAAGTAGCGAGAGAGTAGAATGGGATTCTGGTCGAAACTTGGCAAGATTGGTCTAGCTGCGGCTCCATATATTGCTGCGCCATTTACAGGTGGTGCATCTCTCGCACTTGCGCCAATGACAAATCAGGCGTTAGGTGCATGGAATTCTCATGATGCACAGAGTAATGCCGCAAAAGGACTTGGGCCTTCTAAGTTTGATCAGATTCTAGGACTAGGAAGTAATATTGCTGGTGCTGTGAGTTCATTCAAGTCTGGTGGCGGAGACTATGAAGACGAGGGCGGGAGTAAGAGTCCAATCGGTGGTGGGAACATCATGGATATGATTGGGAAATTTGCTCCCTCTCAGAATTCATCTCCACAAGAGTCTGTAACAGCACAAAGTAGACCTCCACTCACGACTCCTCAATACGGAATGGTCTCTAATACTGCGGGTGCAGGTCCACAGAGTGCGGCTCCCACACAAGGATCATTAGGTCCAAGTGATAACTTCGTACAACAACTTGCGAATAGCAGTAAAGCGCGCATGGATCAGGCTGCTATGAGTCGCCCTAAAGCTCCAGTTCGTAGGAAGTCGTTTCAATACGCTTAAGTCATGACAAAGAATAAAGAACTAACTGACGACACTAAGCGTCTACTAAAGCAGCTTGTAGATCATTTTGATGATGAAGATAGAGCTGTGCGCGATCGTCAGATTCGCGTATGGCGTCGATTGAAGTTATTGTGGGAAAATGTACATCACACGTATTACAGTGAGGTAGCCCATGATTGGCGGATTCCAGAATCTGAAAGAGCGGGTCAAGATTCGGATCAAGGATACTACGACAAGCCAGTCAATGTCTTTCGTGCATACCTTGAGTCTATTATTGCTGCTCTATCTGTTACTGTACCTCCTATTACATGCTACCCTGATGATGCTGAAAATTCCCTAGACATTGCGACTGCGAAAGCAGGGGATAAAATCTCTGAACTAGTCTTCAAACATAATGACGCGCCCTTGTTGTGGCTGCACGCACTCTTCATCTTCTGCACTGAAGGGATGACTGCATGTTACACATATCCGAAGACTGACGAAAAGTATGGAACTTACGAAGAAAAGCAATATGACACTGCGAACGAATATCATGAACAGAAACTCTGCTCATCGTGCGGTGCAGAACTAGAAGACAGAGATGTCACGCATGACGAGATCATGCAGGATGATGATGATGTTCTAGAACAGCAAGCAATGATGGATCTGCAAGAACAGGCAGAAATCTGTCCAATGTGCGCTGAGCAGATGATTCCTGAGATGGCTCAGAAGACTGTCTCAGTCACTAGACTTGTAGGAATTACAAAGCATCCGAAGACACGCATTGCGATGGAAGTCTATGGGGGCTTGTTTGTAAAAGTTCCTGTATGGGCGCGCACTCAGGCTGAATGTAGTTACTTGATCTACAGTTACGAGACTCACTATGCAAACGTTTTGGAACAGTATCCACACCTGCGGGACAAGATTCAGCAGGGAGGAGCTAACCACGATCTATATGAACAGTGGGGAAGGACTAGTCCCCAATACAGAGGCGAGTATCCTGTTAATAACGTTACTGTTCGTAACTGTTGGTTCCGACCCAGCGCATTTAATATCCTGACTGAAGAAGAGTGCGATGAACTGAAGAAGATGTATCCGAATGGAGTTAAAGTCGTAATTGTAAATGAATTTATTGCGGATGCATGTAATGAGGCAATGGATGACTTCTGGACTATCACGCACAATCCGTTGTCTGACTACATTCATTTCGATCCTGTCGGCCTTCTGCTTACATCTGTTCAGGAAATTACTAATGATCTCATAAGCCTTGTCCTACAGACAGTCGAGCATGGAATTCCACAGACTTTTGCAGATCCGAAAGTATTGAACTTTAACGCATACAGAGAGTCAGAAGTAATTCCGGGTGGAATCTATCCTGCGACTCCTAAATCTGGACATCCACTAAGTGAAGGATTCTATGAAGTCCGAACTGCAACTCTTAGCCAAGAAGTATTGCCCTTCGCAAATAAAGTACAAGAGATTGGACAATTGGTATCAGGTGCTCTACCGAGTCTGTTCGGTGGACAGATGTCGGGTAGTAGGACGGCGAGCGAATACAGTATGTCGCGCGCGCAAGCCCTACAACGGCTTCAGGGCACTTGGAAGATGCTTCTCTTGTGGTGGAAGAATGTATTCGGAAAAGTAATTCCGATGTATATTAAAGAAGTCAAAGACGATGAGAGACAAGTCAAGAAAGACGAGTTCGGAAACTTCGTCAATGTCTTCATTCGTATGGCTGAACTTCAGGGTAAGATTGGCTCTGTTGAAATTGAAGCTAATGAAAATCTGCCGATTACGTGGAATCAGCAGAAAGACGCAATCATGGAACTGTTCCAACTGAATAACGAGGGCATAACTGCGACGCTTGCGTCTCCGGAAAATATCCCGTATATTAAGCGTGCGATTGGCCTAAATGATTACGTAATTCCGGGTGAAGACGACAGGCAGAAACAATACGAAGAAATTCAACAGTTGGTAAATTCAGAACCTATCGAAATTCCTGTAGATCCGATGATGGCGCAGGAAGCTATGATGATGGGTCAACCGCCGCCTCCGCCTACAAGAGTTCCATCTGTAGAACCTGACTTCGACGTAGATGATCATATTCTAGAATCAGATATTTGTCGTCGGTGGCTAGTGTCGGATGCAGGTAGGCTTAGTAAGTTAGACAATCCACCCGGATACGAGAATGTCCTGCTACATATGAAGATGCATAAAGAAATGGATATGCAAAAGCAGATGCAGGATATGATGCAACAGCAACAAGCACAGATGGCTATGATGCCTCCGATGGGAACTCCGCCCGCAGGTCCGGGGGCAAGTACTGGTGAACAACTACCAGATGGTCAAGCTGAACCTACTGTAAATTAACCTCCGAAGAGAAGGAGAGTCTGACTCCAACAAACAGACCCAGAGGACTGAATTATGGAAGATGAAGTACTAGGAACTGACAGTAACGAAGAGACATTTGAACTACTGAATGCTGAAGAAGAGACTGAAGTCTTAGAACTGCCAGACGAAAAGAAGGAGAGAGGGGAGAAGAATAGTGGGCAGAAAGAAGATTCCGACGAAGAAACTGAAGAAGAAGGAAGCGAAGAAGGCGAGGAAGACGAACTAAAGGAAATTGAAGAAGAACTAAAACGAGCGGAAAAAGATGAAGACGAAGATGAGGATATTAACGAACTTGTCACGCCTGTAAGGCGTAAAGACATTCTCGCAAAGTATCCAAAGCTCTTCAAGGACTTTCCGTATTTAGAGAAGGCTTACTACAGGGAACAACAGTTTACTGAAGTATTTCCGACTATTAAGGACGCGCGCGTCAGTGCGGAGAAGGCGCAGATACTAGACAATACTGAACGTCAGATCATGAGCGGCGACA